TGCGTCCAGCGCGTAGCCGTGGTCCCCGTCGTAAGGGGAACCCCTCAGATAATTCCGCCAGCGGTTCTGAGGTTAAGCGGTGCGGAGCATGCCTTCAGGCATGTCTCCAAACCAAGCAGGTGGTCCACAATGGCCTCCAGTTGCTTCGGGTTCGATACGGCTTGCCGTATTGCGAACTTCCGGACTGTGAGGTCTCTGAACTCAACCGCTTGCTCTCTTTTCTTTTGCTACAGGGGAAGGAGCGTCCCTCTGTAGTGTTCCCCCGGCGCCAGGCCGGTGGAACGTCAATTGACGGTCTCTGCAAACTCCAGAGACTGGATCGTCGAAGCCGTTGGGAGCTTGCTCACTCAATGGCGTCAATAAAACGCAACCTGCCCGCAGGTTGTCGACGATGTACTCCGTCCAAGCAGTCTTCATGGGTAAAGACTGCTTGCTCTCAACCCCCCCCTCCATCCGATGCTTACCGCGATTTCGTCCGAAGAGAAATCGCCGGCATCTTCTCGCCAGGTTGGGACCGGGCTTATGGCCAGTTTGTACTGAACCATTTGCCCAACCCGACCGCCCGTATGAAGCCTCTCTCACGCGGAGATCTTCTGTGGGTTGGTAGGCGAGATGAGTTTCTTACCGCTGCTTCGACAGGAGCTGGAGTTGCTCCTGTTCTAGAGGCTCGGTACAAAGAAGTGCTTTCCGCAGGGAAAGTTCGACCGCTTCTCATCTATGATGAGAATGTCGACCTTCTAGCGCCTTTGCACAAGTTACTTTACGCCCATCTCAGGCGTCAAGATTGGCTTCTTTGCGGTCCACCGACCGAGAAACGGATGGCATCTGTCTGCGTTGGCGAATGCCAGACCTCTGTAGATCTGGTTGCCGCCACCGATGGTTTGTACCACTGCGTAGCAGAGGACATCCTCGGTGAGGTCTTTCGGTCCTCAACGCAGGTGCCATTGGCTATCCGCCGGCTAGCGGTAGCCTCTCTCAGTCCGATCTTTCGAGATCGGGCGGGAGTGCACAGGCGTGTGCGGCACGGACAGATGATGGGGGCCTACCTCTCTTTTCCCCTCCTTTGTCTGCAGTCTTACTGCGCTGCCCGTTGGGCAGCGCGGTTCGACCCAGATGCGCGTTTCCTGGTCAACGGGGATGACTGTGTCATCTCCGCCACCAGGGGGATCACTGTGCAGGACTATCCTTCGTGGATGCGGCTCAACAGTGATAAAACGATAATCGCGCGGAACGTAGTCGAGATCAACTCGACTGCGTTCCTTTGGAGAGGACGCAGATGGCGCGAAGTACGTCATTTGCGGAGAGGTGGGGCTTTGTCTACCGATTTCCAGAGGATGCTTCACATGGCTTCGGCCGTGTTGAAGTCGGGTCCCGTGTGGGTGGACGCGTACCAGCGCGCCCGGATCGGTAGACGATGGGGTTTCCTCCCCTCACAGCTAGGTCATTCGACCTATGCAGCTCATCTTCGTGAGCGGCAGATGGCAAAACGGGGGCGTGCTTTCACGCCCCTCCCAAGTCCTGAGGACGTTATGGATATGTCATCGCTGTATCGCGTCACTGGACGTGACGCGACTCCCGCTGAAGTCGAAGCCTTGCGGAGCTTCTTTTGGGCGAACGGGAGGAGGGGAGGTTTGAAGAGAG